TTTTATTGGTTATCATACCAAATTCAGCTTACTCGCGAATAATGAGGAATATATTAAATATCGCGATAAACACGAAAAACACGCCGAGGTTAAAATGATCGGACAATTAGGCAAAATGTTATCAGATAATTTTGGTTCTGATAAGATTTCAGTTCAATCATTTTCCGAGGGATTTCCAAAGAAAAACTAAAAGCTCTACGAGGTGTTGCAATTATGCAACACCTCTCACTCCAGGACCAGGTTAGAATGATTCTAAAGTATAATTTTTTATTTTTTATTTGCCAAAGCCACAAGCCACGAGCTCACCTGAGCTCTCACACCTCATGAAACCTAAATTTATAATTTACCAAAGCCACAAGCCACAAGCTGCAAGCAGCTGTAAGGGCTGTTATTTTTTTTATTCTAAAAAACCACAAGCAACAAGCCACGAGCTGCGGCGCGCTGCTGGCAGCTCTCAGGGTCGACGGCCAAAACTTTTATTTTTTTAAAACCACAAGCAACAAGCGCCGCGGCGCGCTGCTGGACAGCTTAAGGCTTGACAATTAAATTAATGGGATTATATAGGAATTAGAAAGGAAAATATTTTTATGAATAAAAAAGAACTACAGCAGCTCACCGGCTCGCTGTCCAAGCCTTCAAAAATGCCTGGATGGAGCTACGGGTTACCTGCTAAAGAATGCAAGACAGGCGGCAAGCTGCAAGCTGTGAAGGGCTCGACTTGTTATGATTGCTACGCGCTAAAAGGCTGTTATGTTTTTAAGGTAGTGCAAGCAGCTCAATACCACAGACTGGACAGCTTGAAACACCCTGGATGGGTTAAGGCCATGGCCGCCCAGATCAGCGCTAAGCGATCAAAAGAATTTAGATGGCATGACAGCGGCGACGTCCAGGACCTGAAGCACCTGGCCAAAATTTACAAAGTTTGTAAGTTGACGCCTGACGTCGACCATTGGCTGCCGACGCGTGAAGCTTGGATTAAAAAGTATGAAAGCCGAGCGCCTAAAAATTTGTGCATAAGATTCAGCGCGCCCATGGTGGACCAGGCAGCTCCGAGCTCATGGCCTAACACATCAACGGTAGTTAAGGATCCAAAGAAGGCAACATGCCCCGCACCGCAGCAGGGCAACAAATGCTTGAGTTGTCGAGCTTGTTGGGATAAGAAAGTTAAAAATATTGCTTATCTGGCTCACTAATGACTCATTGCTTCCGACACCCAAAATTTTACCAGGAATTGAAAAAGCTACAAGCACAAGCTACAAGCGAAGAAAAAAATAAAAATAAGTTACAAGCTACAAGCAACAAGAAAAGTTACAAGCTTCAAGCATCAAGATCAGAACCAAGCAACAAGCGTTCAATATGATTCCAATCATCAAGCGCCAAGCATGGCGTTTCACGATGATCTAGCAGCAAGCCATGAATCGCGGAACTTTCATAAAGTTTTATTGAGCGAGGAGAGGTGGCCTGGACTAAGATGAAATTACGTTTTGTTCTGGTCATGTGAAACATTTTTTGGTGTGGTGAGAAGTGTATTTTATGGTTGTCAGTTACCTTTAACTCACACATGAAAAAACCACAAGAATCGTTATATCCCAACAGATCTGGTGTACCAAAGCTAGTCCAAGACTCTAGTCTAGTCCACTGAATATTGGGAGTATTTTTCTTAACTAATTGCCAAAATTTGCTCTCTCTTTTCACCGTAATTTACCGTATTGAAATGTACTACATATTGTAGTAAAAAGCAATCATGACACAAGATAAAAGGTTAACAGAACAACAACGTAAATTCGCAGAATTACTAGTTTACAACGAAGGACGTATGTCTCCGTCAGAGTGTGCTTATGAAGCCGGTTATAAAACAAGACCTAGACAGGCTGCTTCTGAAATGAGAAATGCTAAATACTTTCCATTAGTAGTGCAATACATAGGAGAGTTAAGGCAAGAGGTCCAGGAGAAGTATGGTATAACTTTTGAAAAGCATATTACTGAGCTCGCAAAGATTAGAGATGAAGCTAGAAAAAAAGGTGCTTGGTCTGCAGCTACCAATGCAGAAGTTGCTAGAGGTAAAGCAGGTGGACTATACATAGATCAAAAAATGATTCTTACAGGTAATTTAGATACTATGTCAGAAGACCAATTGAGAGAAAGAATGGAAAAAATTTTAGATGATAATAAAGTTTTACTTGGTGAATCTACTGAGTTACCTTCTCCATCTTCAGAATCACAGCCCGAGGAAAAACATTCCGATCAGAAAAAACCTCATCCTTCTCATCATACGAACTAAAAGTCCAAACATTGTGTTTGTTTTTATGAAATATGTATGCATTGGTTATCATTACTGATGGTTTAAAGTTTAAGAATTCTTCTGCATTAGCATGCCCTGCATCACCCGTGATATCAACCCAACGGATTGTGTAAAAGTAATACTTCTTTTTATTCAGAACTAGATGTTTGTACTTGGACTTTTTGGGTTTTCTTGGCATGAAGAGTTTATACTATAAGTGGAATTTTTAGGCAAAACATTGTTTACAAAAGTAAAAAAATGTCTCGCGCGCCGAGTAGCTTGGCAAGGTGCTTAAATAAGCCTTGATATATAACAATTCTAGCCTGCCACCACCACCGCCTGTTTTGAAAATTGTAACAACAAAAACTAATTTGCCCTAAATCTCCACTATAGTGGCGATAGTTTAGAACCATTCTAAGTTTTGTTGAATGTAGGTGACTTAACAGCAATTTTGTGGCTCTTATCAGCTTTCATTACCACCATAACAGAAGAATCGCCTATAATTGTAGATTCTAAGACTTCCATACGTCTAATTTCTGCCAAAGTACCATCTTCTAACTCAATATATGCTCTAGCATTACTGACAGCATTACCTTTTTTACCATCGGTAAATTGATCAAGATACTCTTGTAAATGTTTTACATACATAATTTATTTTTTTCCCTTTCTAATCTCATAGATATATTTTTTAATAAATCATACCATTTCTTTTTCCACATTTCTTTCATTGCACCACCAGTTTTATTATACATGTTTGCAATGTTATCTAATCTTCTCATGTCTTGTTTTATGTTTCCCATAAGCCCTCCGCTTTTATTATTGCATATCCTATTTCCGTTGCGATTTGCGGGACGATAGAATTTCCCAATGCTTTAAGTCTGTATACCCTGCCTGATACCCCATTAGCCACTCTACCCACGTTGGGTTCAGTGCTCCACCAGCCTTGGTGCTCAGTGCCGTTCCCCCTTGTTTGTATTTCTCCTTCCTGTGATGCACGTCGTCCTGTACTGGCGTCGGCCACATCAGATTCGGATGTGCTACCTGGTCGTTGATGCTGATCGGCATACCTTTTTCTAATTTCATTTTCATCCTTTTCTCCGAACTTGCTCCACGATCGCAATGAGCGTCTGGAGTCCTCCAAACTTGCAACGATCCAGATCCTTTCTCTCCTGTGCGGGGCACCGACACCTGCAGCTGGAATATTGAACGCCCTGACTTCGTAACCTTCTCCTTCCAAGTCAGTGCACACAGATTCGAATACCATGCCCTTTTCGATGTTAGTAAGGCCTTTGACATTCTCTCCAATAATCCACCTCGGGGTAAACTCTTTGATGATTCGAAACATCTCAGGCCAGAGATGTCTGTCGTCACTTGTTCCTTTTTGTTTTCCTGCAACACTGAAGGGTTGACAAGGGAATCCTCCTGTGATGACATCTGGAAACTGAATTCCATCTGATTCGAGTTGTTCTTTGTTAATTTCTCTGACATCGTTATATATTTTAACTCCTTTCCAATGCTTTTGCAGCAACAATCTACTGTATTTATTATTGTCACAAAAAGCTGTTGTTTTAAAACAACCAGTCCTTTCAAGACCTAGTGAGAATCCACCAAGTCCTGAAAATAAATCAAGAATTTTGAGCATAATATTGATCCACCCTTTGTAACCATTTGTACTTATAATCTTTGAGCTCTTCTCCTTCGATAATAAATTCCTGATAAAAAAGATCTGGACTACACATCATAACCACACCTTTTTCTATGTATGTGTCATAAACAAAGTCATGTGCCATGCAATACGCAGCTAATTGTATAAAATAATCTTCAATCCATTCTCTTTGTTTTGGTTTATTTGTTTGTTTGAAATCAATAATAGAATCTTTACCATCAAAGATTCCTGATAAATCTGTTTGTCCTGCATATAAATCTGGATAATGTAAAGTTACTTCTGTGCCATAAAACTCTGATACTTTTGACAATCCACGATCCGCGATCATGTCTGCCATCTTCATGGCTTGTTTTCCTGTGTCCGTTAGATCCGCGTGCCCCGTTCCAAGTATCTTATGTTCAAGTATCTTGTGCATCGTTGTTCCACGGCTAGCTGCTCTGTCTTTAACTAACTCAGCTTCTTTCTTACCGACTCGTTCCGTCCATCTACGAAGTGATTCTCTTTTCTCTTCACTCATCGTTGCTTGTAATATCGTTGTCACCGATGGTAGTTTAGATTCACCAATAACATAGTGTCGTTTACCATTGATAGATTCTCTAACGGTTCCTGGATATACAAATTTTTTATTTTGTTTTATTAACTCTTTTTTACGCATATTTTTTTCTATGTCGTGATATTCTTTTATATCTTCGTCACTCATCATTTATTGTTTGTTAGTATCCATCTTACCATGGCTGTTGATGGGTCGTAGCCATCAAACTTCGCACTACAGCCAACTAAAAACAAAAAACTAATTATTAATATTATTCTCATTATTTATCCTTATAGTGGTTTATTAATTGTTGTATCTTTTCAGCTTTAACTTTGGCGTCTGGTAGTAGTAATTTACATACTTGATATGCTTCTCTAAATGTACATCGCCATCTGTATTGCATTAAATATCCAGTGCCATCTTTTCTTTTACCTTTTCGTGGCTTTTTATTTACAGTGCCAACACCTAAAATTTTGTGAACCCAATTGATTACCGGTTCATCTGTCATAGTTATTTCCATACTAATTCTCATAGAGTTTGAATACCTGTGTCCTGGTCCCTTGTGGGCTTTTTTCTTTTCTTGTCGCTTTGCAAAATATATACTTCCCTCTCCGTCGAAGAGTCCTGCTATATAGGCTGCTTGTTTGTCGTTCACTCCAGATCATCCCACCGTGTTCTCTTTCTATCTTTCTTTGTTATTTTATTTATAATGAAGAATGCTATTGTGGCTCCAATACTTATAGCAATGAAGCCCATCAATAACATACCAAAACCATATTCAGGAGTCATCAATTGTCTTTTCTATATTGATTACACTCATAAACATTTGGTTCGTTAATTACTATCTCACCCTCGTAATTGCATGTTTCACATTTTGCATGCATCTCTTCTCTGGCAAGAGCATAATCAACTCTTATAAAACCATTGCCCTTACAATCAGGACAAATTATTTTATGTTTCCTTTCCATTCTTTTTATCTCCCTTATTTTCTTTGAAAAAACGAATTAGTCGACCTATCATTTTAGATCTTGTTCTGTTAGTTTTATTTGCTAACAGACCTAAATCTTCCCAATCTTTTTTAGGAACTGATAAAGATTTGTATTTATTTGGATCTGCCATTAATTTAACCTAGCTCTTTCACGCTCTGCTTTAGCTTCGATATATCTAGCATTAACTTCATCATCTAAAAGCTGTTGCATAGTTTCTCTAATTTTATCAGTGGTGCCATAGTATGATACATTATTCATAACTATATGCCTCATGATAGCAGCAGTTAAAGCATGAATACTAAAGTCAAAGTTATTTTTGTCTTTTTCTTTCTGTGCTTGTTTTATTAACAAATCAAATTTATCCATGTATTTAATAATAAATCTGTATGTCTTCTCATCTTTTTTAGTTTTCTTTTTCATGTTTTTCCTTTCTAACATATTATGTTTCATATATGGGAATTTACAATAAAAATACAAGACTTGCAACAAATATTTTTTTAGTATATTGTGAGGTTCTCTTCTCACACCTTTTGTTTGCTCGTCTGAGATTTCTATTCTCAGACGGGCAACATTTACGTTAATTCTTCAACTACAGGTTCCTTTTCAGGTGTTATAATTTCTTGAGGAAGACATTCAAATCTAATGTAAATACTATATTGATTAACATCTTCTGGACCAATCTCAATCATCTTGGCTTTGCTTTCATCATAGCCTGTAATCATGCAATCATAAGCTGAATCAAATTGATCTTTAAAAACAAATGGTTGTAGACATGTGTTTGCTGCTCCAGAGCAAATATATAATATTAATGCAAATACTTTCATTACCTACCCTGCCCCCTATAAATTTTTCTAGAAAATTTTTTATTTGGTTTCTTTGCATGACGACCAGGTCTTTTTTTTGGTGTCGTTGCTTTATAATTATTTACTCCGAATTTTGGTCTTTTAGCCATTCTTGTTCCCTTGCAGTTAATGGTAAATATTTTATACTACCATTTACATATTGTTTTGTGTCTTCTCCACAACTTGTACATCTATAAAAGTCTGACACGATGGCTATTAAAATAGTTTCGTCTTCACATGCAGGACATCTACCTTGAACTGTATCTATATGTCCTAATACTTTTAAAAATTTTGTCATCAATCTAATATTAAAGAAGTTATTTTTTTTTCTCCCATGTATATCTCTATGTTAGCCTTAGATTTTAGGCACTGGTAGGTTACCCTATCTTTACTGCTCTTATCCTTCATAGCATAACGCTTGGCCTTGAGGCATGCGCTGAGAGAGTCTTGAATACGATGCTCTACAATTTTATTATCTACAATTAGTAACAAAGCAAAAACAACTTCAACCATTAGTGTGCTCCAGATCCATTTCTAATTAATTTTTCTACGTCTTCTGTAAGTTTTTTTGTTCTATCTTTTAAAAATTCTATATTTACTGCATTATTTCTCATGCTCTTTACTTCTTTATCTACTTCTTCTAAAACACCTGCTAAGTGCTCCACCAACATGAAGAGCTCTGCCTCCCCACTTGACTGACCTAACTCACCTCTTGGATATTTAATTCTAAACTCTGAGTTTTGTTCTAAATCTTTTTGCATTAATTCTATTTTTGTAGCGTGATTGTTTAATGTTTCATGCAATCCAAAATAAGCCCAGGTGCCAATTGCAACGAGCGCGATCAAAGAAGCAACCGTCTTCATTGGCATTTGAACGGCTGCCTCTTCAGAAATATTTAATGGTTTCTTGGACATAAATTATTTCGACCAAAGCCAGTCTTTGACTTTTTTAAATGGCCAACAGATTATATTCCATACCCATTTAATTATTTTTTTAGCCATGTTATCCTCCTTTACAAAATTTTTGACTTCATCAGTAAGAGTTAATACTCCTAAATTGCATCCACATATACTACACAAAAGTGCACCACGATGTGCATGTCCACATAAATTACATAAATTTAAACTCATTTTTTCTTTTCCTCTATTTCATAAAAGAACTTGTCAGTATCTTCTGTGCGCCAAGCTCTACTATCCTCTACGTTCCATTCATTAGTTTGCACTTTCCAATCTGGAATGTTATCCTTCACAGTAAACGAAGGTATATCCCATATACATCTATTGTTTGGTTGTGCTGCAAAATTACCATCATCTAAAGCAATTATGTGTGCGCATTTATGTTCATGCGGTATCTCTGAGTGATCAGTATCTAGTATGTTACTATCAGGATGTGCAAAGTCAACAGTAAATAAATATTTACCTGGGTGCCACTGTTTATCTTTGCCTATGTATTTGCCAGCTTGTCCGTCTAAGATATCCCAACGATGAACAGAAGGATAATAAGAAAAACAATTCCAGAGCTGTAATTCATCAAGTCTTCTTGAGGGCACTCTGGATGGCTTAAATCCCTTTTGAATAAACGCGCTAATTGGTAAGCGATAAAATATTGCACCGTTTTCCATAATAGCATGAAATAATATGCTCCTACCTGTAAGAGCGCTAAGACCAAAGATAATGCAGTCTTCAACTTCTCCGTGATGTTTTTGTAAATCATATAGATACTCCCTTTTTATTTGTGCATAAGTTGGTGGTATGTTTGCATTTAAATAAGCCATAGTACCTCATTTTATTTCACCCCAATTGTCCGCTTGATCAAAATCAACTTTATTTGGGACTTCAAGTTCAACTGCTGATTCCATAATATTAATTATTTCTTCAGCATCTTTTTCAGATTCAATAGAAATATCAACTTCATCATGAATTTGAATGTGTGGTATTATACCATTTTGATATAATGCTACCATGCATTTTTTTGTCATATCAGCAGCAGATCCTTGTATTAATCTATTTAAAGCTTTGTATGTAAAAGCACGTTTTAAAGGCTCTCCATATTCTTTTCTAGCCTGTTCTAGTGGTAATGGTTTATGGACTCCAAATTGAACTGGTTGCCATAACTCAAAATGACATGCCCTACCTAGTAAAGTCCTTATTTTACCCCTATCATTAGCAGCTCTAGAAACATTATCCATAAGACTCTTAACAAATGGAGCCCTACTGTGATACCTTTGAATCAGTTTTTCTGCGGAGTCTTTCATTAAACCTAACTCTGCCATCAATTTATTTTTACCCATACCATACATTAAACCTAAATTAATTGTTTTAGCTTGCTTACGTTCTATACCTGCCATATCTGCAACAACCTGATGAAAGTCTGCATCTCCTTTTCGATACTCTTCTACAATACCATCAACACCAGGTAAGTTTTGTAGTTTTGCATAGTGTACTAAAATTCTTGGCTCTTGTTGTGAGTAGTCAAATGATCCCCATGTGCAACCATCTTCTGGAATAAATATAGATCTAATCATTGGTCCTAACTCTTTATGTCTCGCAGGAATCTGTTGCAGATTTGGATTGGACATTGAAAATCTACCAGTCACAGTCCCACCTTGATCCGATCTTATTTGATTTATGTCTGCATGTATTCTTCCGTTAACAGCATGTTTAGTTATTGTATCTATAAAAGTTGTATGAGATTTATTTATCTCTCTTGCATTAGCTATGTCTTTTGCAATTTCATTTGGATGATTCGCTAAAAAATTTTTTGTAAAACTAGGTGCATCAGTTTTTTCTGTTCTGTCGTAAGGTAATTTTAATTTATCAAAAACTTTTGCAATTGATGTTGCTGTCCATATTTCTACATCAACACCAGTTAAACCCTTGATTTTATTAAGAATTTCTTGT